TGATGTTACGATTAAGATTCTCAAGCATTTGTTAGATAGAGAATTCGTTCACAATGGCGTACGTTTTAAGTTATCAATTGGTTCTGGAATGTCTGTGAAAGAGCTAGATGATTGGTTTAATGAGTCATTGGAGCGAGCTGACACGTGTACGGAAGATAGAGCTATTTTTGCTCTAGTTTCTGGAGATGATTTTATCTGCATCCGTAAGATCGATGGAAAACTTGATGTAATAGAAAACGATTTTTCCAAATTCGATCGGAGCCAGGGAATCCACGCACAGGATAATAAGTGGATGGTTTATACTCGCTTGGGCATGACGAGGAAAGTGGTGACAGCTTTCCGTCGTGTTCAATTTCGTACTCCTGTATACCATGATCGGTTGAATCATCGGTACACTACGATGGAAGCTCCTATTCAGACTTACAGTGGTGGACCTGACACTACTCTAGGTAACAACGTAAATAACCTCACGTCTGTTTTATTTGAGATTGATCAAAATTCTCAAGCGCTGGATTTCAGTAGTTGTCATTGTCTTGGTTTTGAATCCAAAGTGGTACTCAACTCCATTGACCATGGCCCCACCTTTCTTAAAGGATGGTGGCTTCCAGGAATTGATGGATTTCACTGGTTTCCTCTGCCCTCCCGAGTGGTCAAAGCAGGGAAGATAGGTACAGACCCTATGAAAATTTTTCCTAAAGTTGACATTTCGTTAGCACACCGCATGTCGGCTAAGGCCATAGCTCAAGGTTATGTAAATTTTCCCAGTGATTATCCTCTTCTAGGAACTCTGATAACACGCTACAATACACTTTACAAAGGAGACGTCGCTCCCTATATCGAACATAAGTACTGGGTAGAACAAGTTGGATATGGGTCTTGTGAGAGGGAGATAGTGTTATCTGCGATAGAGCGTAGATATGAACTGAGTCGCGACGAAGTAGAACGTATGGAATGTCAGCTTCGCAATTCTTCCTTCCCATCTATCATTGGTGGAACCGAGTGGTTAAGGTTAGCCGCTCGGGATTACGGCTAAATCAAATCTCTATAACCTAGTGTGCCTACACTAAACATGTCAAACAAAAAACCTAAACAACAACCCGCAAACGTTCAGAATAGAAAACCAAAACGAAAACCTAGGAAACCGCGTCAAAACCGTATGGTTAGACCGATGTTATCCTCTTGTATGCAAGCATACGCGCACGCAGTTTTGGATCCTTTTAATAGTCTCTTTGAATCTGAGTTGCCTTGTATACCTGATCTCATTGATCTTCCTTCTTTTAAATATTGTGTCAGAGGAACTGGAGTTTTTGCAGTTGGTACTGCTGGCTTTGGATTCATTGTAGTCAATATTTGGCCTTTCTATAGCGACCTTAACTCCGGAGCTGTTACGGGTGCAACCTTTACAGGAACTACCATTCCTGTGTCGGGTTCGGCATTCCCAACAGGAGTCACTGGAGTCGTAGCTGTTCGGGCTCCTTTTGTATCAACGGAGCCCAGATCGCAGCGATTAGTCGCTTTAGGACTACGTATCCGTTACACCGGTACAGAATTAAATAGGGGAGGAAGAAT